TCTTTAAGTGATCGTTCCGAACTTTCAACTTGAGCAATAGAAACATCTTTCATCGCCTCTAGTTCAGCTATTCTTTCTAATTTTTTAACTTCTAAATGATGGTTAATTGCACCAATAGTTTTATCAGCTACTAAACTAAATACAGGATTTTTAATTAATCCTAAAAGAAATCCCCACATAGTTTTATTTAATGTTTATATTTAACTCTTAATTTACCCCTGTTTAAATGAGCAGAGGTTACTCTTAAATTTGACCTAGAATTATTTGTCGGGTTGCTGTCAATATGGTCAACATCTTTACCGTCACCCTTAGCAACAATTCCTTTAGCCATTAATTCTCTACGAGCTCTATTTCTAGATGCCCTTTCTAATTTTGCTTTTTCTGAAGATTGATATTTTTGATATTCTAATCTGTAATTTCTACGAGCCATTTTTGCCTATAAGATATTGCCAGATTGTAAATATTGTTCCTAACATAGCGGCAATTCCTATGAGAACTTTTAAACCACCTTTTGACATAGCTATCTCTTGTCTTACTTCCCCAATTTCATCTCCATGTTTTTTTATATCTTGATGGATATGTTCAATTTTTTGGTTCATATCTTTTAAAATATGAACTAATAAATTATTATTAAGTTGTTGTTTTGTATGATTTATTTTCCTTTTTTTCATATAAATTAATGTAGTCGGCCGTATCTGAACAAGTAACGACCGACCACTAATTTTAACTACTCTAGGTCTTCGTCTAAATCTTCGTCGATATCGTCTTCAAAACTTTCATCTTCGAAGTCTTGGTCTTCTACTTTGTCTTTGATCTGGTCTAGTTTGTCTTCGATTTCTTCAATCAAATCCATAACTGACACTTCTTTTTTCTTACGTGCCAATGTAGTCGCCTTTGTTGATTGTTAGTTTTACTTTTTGTTATTTTGAAAAAATGCTTCAACTGACTTTGCGTAGTCTTTGAAAGCATCTGCCCAAAATTTCTGAACCTGTCCTGTGAAGTTTTCTGTAGCTTTTTTAGCTTCTTCGTAAGAAGGAATTTCAAATTTAGGTGTGAACATAGTTTCCTCTTGTGTTGGTTTGTTTAAAAATTGTACTTCTTCAAATGTGTAAGGTGTCATTATTAATCCTTTTTATTCATAGCTTTAAAGTGTTCTATGAACTCATTAATTGTTGTCTCGTATTTCCACCCGCAAAAAGTGCCTACGATAAAAATTATAAGTATTAATAGTATTGTCATATTATTTATATAGTTGTTAATTCCTACTAATTTGGTCGGATTAGTTGTTTAAGTTTTTCTTTTAGTTTTGCTAATTTTTCAGCACACTTGCAGATAACTTCTTTTCCGCAGGTACATGGTTTACATTTACAGTCTTTGTTTTTCATAATTTATTTAAATTGGTTGTAATCTTTGTATCTAAAATTTAGAGCAAGGCTTATTCTAGTCTCATCAGACATATTTGGTTCAACTGAATGAACAATATAAGCAGGAAATATAATTAAATCTCCGACCTTTGGAGTTATTCTATAATAACTTCTTCCATCTACTAAAGAATTTTGCGTATTTATTTCATAAGAAGGTAAAAAATTTGTCATACCTCTTGGGTCGTGTAGTAATAAATCGCCACATTTATTGAAAGTTTTTATATAATATACTGCAACAACATTATTACTTGAGTGTTCATGAGGTGTATTAAAACCATATTTATCTGTTATTGAAGTCCAACTTTTAGCTAATTCTATATCAATTTTTTTATTAGTAATTTCTTTTAAATATAATTCAATTTCATCAGTAAATATTTTTTCTAATTGGTCTGCTTCATCTTTAGGTAATCCATCATTAAAATTTTTTTTAAACCCTACAGACATACATTTACCTATTTTTTTATTTAATTCTTGAAAATTAGGTATTGATATAATTTTAATTGGTGTGCTAAATAAATTAATCATATTAGTAGTTCATTATTTCTTCTGGTTTCTTCATTAGTCTATCTATGAAATCTTGAGATATGATTTCAATTTTGTCGTGCATATTATCTCGTCTAGGAGTTCCTTCTATGTAACGCAATACTCCACCAGTAAGTCTGTATAAAGCCGCACCAAGCATCGCTACATTATAATTGTAAGAGACATCACACGCCTTAGTCCAATATTCATTTTCTAAAAATAAACACGCACCTTTACATAATTGAACTACTGGACATCTTACGCACTCGCTTCTAGTTCTAAAATGATGAACCAAAGTCATCTCCATAGCTTTAATGTTTTCAGTTTTACCTATGTTGTGCTTTGGAAGATTTGCATTAGTATTCTGGCAAGTCATTGCATTGCCTTTTAAATCTACTGCAAGAATATTTGGATTATCCATTCCACACTTTTGACCAAATACTGTAAATGGTCTACGTGTGCTTATAGATTGGAAGAAGTCATCTAATTTATCAAATACTGTAGATACACCTAATGTTTTACCAAAAGCCGCTTCTTCAAATAAAACTTCTTTCATTTCCTTTTGTTCTTCAGGTAATGTTGGCGATAACATCATTCCACCAGCATCATAAGGAAGCATTATTTCCTCTGTTGTTAATGGAATATTAAATGGTTCTAATCCCATTTTTTCTGCGATGTATTCTCTAACTTTATGTAATGAGTAATTTTTAACTGTAAGAACGCAGTTGAAACCTATTCTTCCTTTTGGAAATAGTTTATTATAAGCATATTTAACTGCCGCTAAAGTTTCTGGCTTACAAAGAATATCCTCTCCTCTTTGGTCTCTATAAACAGCACCATCGTGAGATATACCTACTTGAAAATCTAAACTGTCTAACCAATCAACAATCTCAGGAGTGAGCATTGATGCGTTAGTAATAATATTAAATTCAGCTTTAGGATATTTTTTTCTAATACCTTCCGCTAATACTTTTAAAACTTTTATATAAACTAATGGTTCTCCACCCCAAAATTCCCAACGAGTTTTATTACCATCTCCTTTGAACCAAGTATCTAATTCATCTAAAAATTTTTGTGCTTCAGCAGGATTTCCTTGAAATGAATTTGGTACTTGAGTTGCTTGATTACAATAACTACAAGAGTAATTACATTTTAAACCCATCTGAATTTTTACATTATTTGGCTTATCAGATTTTTTTGCAGGGTTACTTGGCGAGTTAGGAATCCACTCATGAAAGTGTCCTTTAGTATAATCCATGTTTATACTCTCTAACGATACAGGTATTCCATTCTCTGTAAGTTCAGAGGTATGTGGTTTGTACATTAAGTATCTCCAACCCTTTGGATATTGAAGATGTAGTTTGTATTCTGGTGGATTACTTGTATCGTAAGTCTTAATAACTTCTGGTTCTGTCTTTTTCCAAGAGGCGAAGTTGTATGTAGTAGTCATAGTTATTTTTCTCCATGTTGTTCTCCCCCTTACTTGTTTGTTAATTAAAACTTAATAGATTTTGTTTTGCTAAATCGTATGGGTGTGTTTTCCCATAATGATGATTTAATGAATAAGAATTATTGGTAGCATCATAATTTAACCAAGTAGCTAAATTAAGAATTAAACTTGTTCTTTGATAATTGGAATTTTCACTTACAAAAGTTCTATGTAATTTATCTGTATTTACTACTAAGTTATCTCCCCTGCTCGTACAAATAACTTTTTTATTCTGGTACTCAATCCCGTGATTGCCTTCAGTATCAATCATCACATTAATTCTAAGTGCTTCAAAGGGACAGTCATCAGTATGCCAACCGCTATTTAAAAATTTAGTTGGAGTAATTATCAAACCATTAACAGTTCTTAACGTAACTCTAATAACAGGAAAATTAAAACTATTTAATAATCTATAAAGATGGGGTTTTGTTTTAACTTCAGGTAATAAAGTATTAAATGAAAGACTGTCTAAATAATCATCTTTTACATGATTATTTTTATCATTCATTACCGCTTCATAATAATCTTTGGAATTATAAATCTTATATCTAGGGTGCCCAAAACAACCTAGTTTCCATAAATCTTTGTGGTGGTTTGTATTATAACTTAAACTTAAACCATAAAGATGAAATGTATCTTGTGATTGCCACGATACAACTTTTACTTCTCTATATAATTGATAAACCTCTTGTGAAATTTTATCAGCATCAAATTTAAGATTAATTCTTAAATCTAAATCTTCATCTTTATCTCTTTTAAGAGAATTAACAGCTTGTTCCCAATCTGTTTTAGACTTTATGTAATTATAAAATGTCTGATTATTTGGTACGTCTTTATGCCTGAACATCTGCTGAAACAACATTAGAAAGATATTTAAAACCAAATTCAGTTTTCATACTTTCTCCCTGTTCCAAGCCATAAGGTAATACTTTAAATTCAGCAGTACCATTAGCATCAGTATAAATTTCTCTATTAGCAATATAACCACTTGCTGATTTAGCAAATATTCTTACATTACTTTTTGATACATTATTTCCATCTAAAATTAACTGAACTTTAATTTTTGTCCACCCATCAGCACTAGAAGTATTAACTACTTTTAATCTTGGAGAATTAGAATAATAAAAGTCTTTAAAACCTTCCCCAGTATTTGATACTTCAATAGCGTTAGGAACTAGCTCTAATAATTTAGAAACATCTTCTTCTTTGATGTTTAATCTAACTGCATACTCATCATCAGAACTATCTTGAAACGGTACATAAATTTGTCCAACTATTTTAATATTTTTATGTTGCATAAATTCCCAACCACCAATTTTAGTAGGGTTGGTTTCAACCATTTTATATATTGGTAAATTAAGATTACCTTCGTTGTTTACAGTTATGTAGATATTATTACCTTCAGAGAACAATCTTGTAGGAAGATGTAAATATTTTTTTATTTCTTCTACTGTTAAACCAAGACTTGATGTTTTAGAACTTTCAGTGTTCCACTTTGCAAATAAAATCCCATTATCATTAATAAAATTAATGTCTTTAGAATCATTGACTATTGTATAAGCTATTTTCATTGTTTTCTCCTAATTATCCATTACCGCCACCACAATCGCAGTTACACGCACACGCACAAGCACAATTACAGTTACAGTTTGTTCTACAGTTGAAACTTCCACAATTACAGTTTTGAACTGTTCTTGATTGATAAGTTCCGCCTAATTCATCAGTTGATGTCCAACCGCTAAATATATTTTCAACAGTTAATGGTTGAAATGAAGATGTATTTCCACCAGCACCATCGTAAGCACCGTTGTTTGCACAATTTGAAGTTGGTATTCCTGAAAATCCCCAACCAGACCATTGCCACCAATTTCCGTTTCTAGGTTTTTTTAAATCAATGGCTTGATTTACTACTTGACCACTTGCATTTTCGTAAGTTTGTGAAGTGTTGTAGTTAGGGTCTTTATCTAATGGGTCTGTTACACCAGAAGCATTTGAAATTAAACCTGCGTAAGGTGTACCTGTGTTAATTATTGTTGCACTTGTTGTTGCTCTATCTAAAGCATCAATAGGAGTTCCATCAGCTTTAACCATACCCAAACTACGTGCATCAGCACCAGCATTAGGAACGACTAAATTTCCTGAACCATCTATAATTTTGGATAGGTTTCTTGCTTTTGTCATTTATTTATTTTTCCTTATTGTTATTGTTATTTAAACTTTACAAACTCAACGATGTCTCCAGCGATACATGCTTCACTTAAGATAACACTTGTGCCGTTAGTTGCTGTAAAGTCTTGTGTTTTAATTAATTTAATACCATTCACAAAACATTGAATGTAATTTGGTGTGTAGCTAGTATTAAATGTTGTCTGACCACCAGTTGCAGTAAAGTAAGTTTCATTAAAAATTACATCAACACCCAACTGTAATGTTTCTGCCGCACCACTATTTAAAACTGTTTTTGTTAGTGAACCAGAAACTACTATTTTTGTATTTAATTTTCCTGCTGTTGTATCTGTATTAGAAATAGAAACAGTACCACCACCAGAAGCCGCCGCCGCCGCAGAAGCACTTGTAGCCGCATCTTGTGCATATTTTTTAGCAGAGTATTCTCCACCAGCTACCGCACCTGTTGTTTTGTTAGCCCAGTCTTGTGCTAAAGTAGCTGAATTTGCACTTGCTGTTGCAGAATTTGAGCTGTTAGTTGCGTAAGTTTGAGAACTATCTCTATATGTTTGAGATAAATCTCTAGCACTTTCAGAAGCTAATCTTGATGATTGAGAAGCTGTTGCCGAATTTGAACTATTAGTTGCTTGAGTAGTTGCTATTCCAGCTTGTGTTGTAGCAATTCCAGCTTGAGTAGTTGCAGTATTTTTATCTGCTAAAGCTGAAGCAACATAACCTTGCAGTATTGCTTCTTCTGTAATTGATATTTTTGCAATTACTTCTATGTATAATAAATCACCAGCATTAGCCGCTTCTGTTAATGTAACTGTGTTTCCACCTGTTAAAGTATAATCTTGACCTAAAACAATTCTAATACCATTTAAGAATACAAAACAGTTTGCTTGAGCAGTAAAAGATAAAGTGTTTCCACTTGCGGCTACACCAGTAAATACTGTCTGACCACTAGTTGCTGTATATCTATAAACATTAATTAAAGCAGAAACATAATCTGAAGCTGTTTGCCAACCACTTGAAGTATAAATTAATAATTTTTGTAATGTACTGTCAAACCACAAGTCTCCAATATCTAATGAAGTAGTTGGTTGTGTTCCCGATACTCTATATCTTGCTACGAAATCGTTTACTGAATTTATATTAGCACCAGCTATATTTATGTTTGCAATACTGCCTGAAACTAAATTTATATTTGCAGAATTAGATGCAACAGAATTTATATTTGTAGCGTTTGCAACTAGAGAATTAATATTTGAACTGTTAGCATTTACTGAATTTATATTTGCTATATTTGTAGCAACAGTCGTAATGTTAGCATTGTTAGTAGCTACAGTATTAATGTTTGCAGAGTTAGAATTAACTGCATTAATATTTGTACTGTTAGAATTAACAGCATTAACGTTTGCAATATTATTTCCAACAAGATTTACGTTAGTAATATTATTAGCTACTGTATCAATCTCACTAACAGCTTCTTGAAGGTCGTTAGCAACTTCAACTACTTTTGCAATCTCTGTATATAAAGTATTAACTTTGCCAATGTTTGTAGCAATAGTGTTAATGTTTGAACTGTTTGCATTAACAGCATTAATATTTGTACTATTAGAATTTACTGCTGTTACTGCCGCCATATTTGAAGCGACTGAATTTATGTTTGCACTATTTGAGTTTACCGCACTTACATCAGTTCTAATATTATAGACACCTGTAATTTGTGTAGCTAATCCAGCAAGTGTTCCGATGTTATTAGTTGGAGTAATTTGCGAAGCTACAGCAGTAATGTTTGCATTTGCACCTGCGGCAGTATTTATGTTTGCCGAATTAGCAACTACTGAATTAATATTTGTAGCATTTGAAACTGCTGAATTAATATTAGCAGAATTAGATACTGCTGAATTTATATTTGCACTATTAGAATTTACAGAATTAATAGTCGCAATATTAGTAGCTACTGAAGCAACACTAGCTATGTTTGAATTTACAGTATTAATTGCTGGTAAATTTGTAGTTATAAATGCTTTATTAACTGCATCATTATCGTTTACTGGTGATGCTAAGTTTTTAATTATTTTTGATGTAGCGTCCCACTTATTATCTCCATCAAGAGCTATAACCCCAGCTGTAGCGTCAATAGCTTCCTGAGACATGTAAAACATTTGGTTACTGTCTTGATCTAAAATTGACTCAGTAATTGTAGAACCGTCTTGGAAGTCTACTAATCTAGCAGATTGATTAGATGATCTTTTAAAATTTATGGTTACACCGTTTGCTGGTGCAGTTGTAAATTGAATAGTTGAAGATGTTGGAAATGTATAATCAACATTTAAAGTTTTTAATACGTTATCAAGTCGTACTTGTACATGGCTTTGAGTTATGTACGGAAACGTAACTGAAAATGTAGTTGTACTCCCATTTCCTGTATAATTATTAATTGCAAATGACATTTATATTTTTGTTGTTTGTTAAAATAAATTTTCTTTACCCGTATCTGGTAACGGGCTGTTATCTATTAAATGATGTAAAAGATTAGAAATTCCGTATGAATTATTCCAAGCAAATAAATGAGTAAGACGTCTCAAATCTACTTTTGAAAAACGATAATCACTTCTAGTTGCTTTTAAAAAAGACAGTCCAACGTCTTTGGCATCACCTAATAAACTTATTGTTGGGTTACCATTCCATAAATTAACTTCTAACCCACTTGTTCTAGTGTTAAATCTATAATTTGGAGCTAAAACACTTGTAGCTATATCTGCATACATTGGCATTACAGATGACCAACCAGTTCTTTGAAATGCGGCTAAACCTAATTTTGAATAATCACCTTTTAATCCTAGTCTTTTTTCAAGGTATTCAGCTTTTTCTTTTGCACCCATACCAATAGAATTGAAATGTGTTTGACCCATGTAAGCTAAAGCGGCAATAAAAGTTGTTGTAGTAAAATTAGAGAAAGTTCTAAAATCACCCATAGCTACATTGTGTAAAAATTGTTTATTCCAAGCAACAATGGAGAACTGTCTAAATTGCCCTAACATTTTACCCAGTGTGTTATCAGAGAAAAATTGTGAACTATCTCCAATGAAATTATATTGAACAGTACGTTTAACGTGTCTATTTAATCTATGTGCGAAAGTAGTTAGTAATTCGTGGTCTTTCCAATTAGCAAAATTAAATGCTTTAACTTTTGTTCCCCAAAAAGTTGCTTCAGTAGTTACCGCACCATTTGAAAACTCATTTGCAAACTTTTTAAGTTCAGCTTCGGTAAATCCTAAAACTTTGTATCTGTTTAAATTTACTCCGTTAAAATTAAAATTACTTGCTTTTAATTTTATCATTTCATCAGCAAACTTATCAATAAAAGCTCTTGTCGCTATTCTTCTTAACGTAGTGTCAACAACTGTGAGACCAGAAGTCCAGCTTGTGATTTTTTCACCAGTAGTTAAAAAATTATTTACTTTACCAGAACTTTGTATAGCGTGAAGTGCTGTACCTTGATCTGCTTGCTCTGTAGCGTGAGTTATTCTTCGTAAGTAGTCCTCACCAAAACCATCATAACCAATATATTTTAATTCTTTAAAAAATGCGTCATCTAACGCACCAGACCTCATACTTCTTAAAGCATTTTTAAATTCAGGAATATTTTGAACAAAAGCTTTAATACCAGTTGCAGAAATAATATTTCCTAACTCAGGAATTGAAGCAATACCTACTTGGTTTAATACTCTAATAAAATTATATCTTCTTAAAGTTCTACCAGCTTCAGCCCATGCTGTTTGAGCCTCTCCGCTTCTGCCCATTAAATTTTGAAATACACTGTCTAGTGTTGAAATTTCTTCTTCTAATCTTCTTTCAGTAAACCATCTTTTAACACCTTGTTTATTTACTAAATCTTTTGAATAAGATTTTTCAATATCGGTAATTAATGCGTTTTTATAAGAGTTCCATTCGTCCCTACTTTTAATACCAACTCTTTCTGCCATAGCCGACCAACCAGCCATTTCGTGAGAATAGTCATTATATAATAAATCTACATTATTCTCGTAAAGTTCATCTAATCTAACTTTTTGACCTTTAATTGTAGTTTCAAAAGATTCGTTTAGTTTAATTCTTTCAACTAACCTACCAGACGTAATCGTCGACATTACGTTAGCTAAATTTTTAGTTAACTCATCGAGTTCATTTTGTTTTAAATGGGGGAAACTTTCTTTAAAAAATTCTTTTAGTTTCTCAGGGTCTTTAACTCTTAATAAAGCTTCTAAATCAAACCCACCAGTTCGTTTTGAGTTTTTAATATAAGAAACAATAGCCTTAGCCATTAACTCGGCTTTATCGGGGCCGACAAAATCAGCTTCTAATTTAATTTTTGAATCTTTAACTTCTTGTTCTAATTTTTTAATTTGTTCTTTAATCTTTTTAGCTTCTTCTTTAGCCGCTTTTGATACTTCTTTTTGTTTTGAAGCAATAACTAATTTAGTTCTTTCCAAATCAGCTTTAAGCTTATTAATTTGAGCTATTTTACCAGCTTGGTTAGTGTTATTTATTTCGTTAAAATTTGGTTTTGTGTATTTAAGTTCTTTAACTCCTAATGAAGCTTTTAACTCGGCATCTTTTGGTATGTTTAAATATTTTTGTTTATCTAATATACCTTTAGTAATTAGCTCTATAATTCCACTTTCACCAATCTTTGCTTCAAGTTGAGCGTACCTTTCTAAAGATAGTCTTCTAGGTATATAACCTCTATTAACATTAAACTCAGCACCTTCAATTCCTAACTCTTTTAATGTTTTACCCCAACGCTCAAAAGCGTCAGCATAGGCATTTGCCGCTCTAGCTATATGTTTATTTTTTAATAATTCTTTATCTAATAAATTTTTATTATTAGGGTCAAATGATCTAATAGCCCTAGTAACTTTTTGCATGAAATCGGTTCTGGCATTAACGTTAGCTAATCTACTAAAAAAGTTTAAACCGTTTTCTTTTAAATATTCGTTTAATGAATCTCTAACTTCTCTAGCAACACCATTCATAGATATTGCTAAATACTTATCTCTAATAAGTTCTACTGTTTCTTCTTGTGATGCTATTCTTTTACTTACTCTACCTTCTCCTTTAAAGGCATAACCTATTGGGTCTTCTAAAAATTTATAAGCAAATGATCTTGCAAGTTCTGATAGACTACCACCAAATGCACCTGATTTAGTTAAACTAAATAATTTAGCTACTGGCCAATCTCTTTTACCAGAATATATAATAGATTTATCAACTACATCAGAAGTATCTAATAATTCATTTACATCTAAATGAGTTTTTGCGTCAATTTTTGAAGTGTTTACATCTTCAAATAATTTTTCACCTTTTGGAGTTTTCTTTAAACCAGCATCTTTAAGTTCTAAGTTTTCAATATCTTTAGCTACTCTTGATAATTGTGCTTTTCCAATAACACTGATACCACCTCCAAGAGCACCACCTAATGCCGCCGCTACTATAACATCTACAGCACCAACGCTTGGGCTTTCGTTAGCTTGAATACCCATTGTTGCACCCTCATAAGCACCAAATACTAATCCATTTTCAAAAAATCTTTCTAATCTACTTGCCGTTAAAGACTGTTTAGCCATCATAGCTTTTTGTATGTAGCCAAAACCTATTAAGTTAGCTGGGTCTAAAGCATAAGAGCCAATGTCTAGGAAAAGTCCTGTAGCACCCATTTTATGGAGAATGTCTCTATTATCTTGCTCCATTTTAACTCTGTCTATTAAGTGGTAAAAATGCTCTCTAGAAACAGCGTCAGTAAAAAACTCGTAATACTCAGGACGTATTTGATTATCGTTAAATGCTTTTTTTATTTCTACTTCATTATCTTTCCAAGAAAATCCATTGGGGTCTGGGGTATAGCTTTGGTTAATTAAAGTTCTACCAAGTGTAAAAGCAAGAAAATTTAATTTTGCCGCTGTTGCCGCCCCAGTAAATAAACTTGGTCTAGGTTCTGGTTGATTTTGAAAAGTTTTAAAAACTCTATCCATATACAGCTCCCCGTTCATTTCTTTTTGAGTAAGTGGGTCGTCTGCTATTTCAAGTTTTTTTTTAGTATCTATATTTGAAATTTTATTTATTAAATAATCTGCTTCTAAATTTCTTCTTGGAGAATAATCATCACCAAAATTTCTAAGTTCAGCAACTACACCTTCAATATTATTATCTAAGGCTTCTTTAAAAAATTTAGGAGTACGCTTTAAATCACCATACTGAAAACCAACAGAAGTTATTACTGTTTGTAAAGCTGGGTCTAGTTCATTAAACTTTTTATATCTAGTTAATTTATCATATTGTTTTTCAATATTATCAGCATAATAATTATTTACAGTATTATTAAAATCTGGAAGCTTATCTTCTGGTATTGTTAAATTTTTAGCAATTTCATCTGCTTTAGCACCTTTTAAACCTAAGTAGGGTCTAAATGTGTCAAGAATAGATAGATCTTTAAAACCAAGATTTTTTATTGTTTGTTCTGTTTGTTGACCAAGGTCAAATCCAGCCCCAATAGTTACACCAGAATTTTCATCTATAGTATTATCTTTGTTTCTAGGTACATAACCAGTAGTTTCATTACCTTCTCTATTACTGATAAAATCCCAATCTATATTTCTCATATTATTTTATAAAAGCGTTTGTAATCATTGGTATTAATCTATATTTATTTATTTCTTGGACTGCTTCTGATCGTTTTTTAGCTAAATCAAAACTTTTTCTTTCATTGTCAGAAACTTTTAATTTGTTATCTGCTTTCATCTTTTCTAAAAATGGCTGTAAATCTATTTCTAATCTTTTAGTTTCTTTAATAGGACTGCCATCTTGACGATAACCAACAACTTTTTCTATTAAGACAGGTTCATAATAATTAACGCCATTTCTTCTTGTAAACCACGCAGTTTTACGGTCTGGGTTAACTGCAAAATCATAATCATCAAAATCAACTTTATACCCAGCTAAATTCCCTAGATCTGCACTTGGGTTATTTTTATATAATTCTTTATTAAATTTATCACGGTTGAAATCTCCGTAAGTTTTCGGCTCTTTAACTTTATCTTTATCAGGTACATACTGAATACCTTTCATGTAATTTATAACTTCATTTTTAAATGCGTCGTAATTAGAGTCTTCAATTCCAAGAGATAATAGTTTACTTCTACTAGTTAGAACCCCAGATTTATCTTCGTAATAATATTTTTTTATAAATTCTTTAGTACTGTCAACGTAATTAGTACCGTCTTTATCTAAACTTTTAAAATAAGAAGCTGTGTTATAAATTAAATCTCTATTATAAATATTTTTTAAAGAACCAGAAAATTGGTTTGCAAGTTCAGTACGATCTTTATTGTCTAGAGTAGTTAATTTTTTACTCTGCTCTAATTCCGATAGTGTTTTAATTATATCTTGTTTGTTTTGACCAGCTCTAAATAATTGAACTGCCATATACCATTTCATGGCATCTTTTGAATTTTCATTACCATCAAAATATCTAGTTAAAGCACCTTGCTCATCTAATCTTAAAGCAAGTGCAAAAGCTTTTTGCGTATCTAAGTTATAAGTAGAACTTAAAGGTCTATTTAGTAATTGCTGTAATTCGGGTATAGGGGGATTTTTAGCAAAAGTTGGTGAAAGTTGTTGAAATGTATAATCCCAAGCTTCTACAGTATTACCGTATCTTTTTTGATACTTTGTTAAAGTTTTATTAAATAAATTATTTTGTAATTGTTTTAACTCTGCGTTGTCAAACTCAGATATATTATTGTTGTAGTATTTATTTTCAAAATCAACAACTTTTAAAGCTTTACTTAAATTTACTAGAGCTTGTGTAGCTTCTTCTTGTAATTTTGGGTTAAATATAATCGGCGGCGTTCCATCTGGTCGTTTTTCAGTTAATAAAAGTGAAAATACACCCGCATAATCGCCGCCTTGTTGAGCGTGAAAATTTGCTTGTTTAACTACCAATTTATCAAAATCTAAATTTGTAAGAGCTGGATTTCTATTATTTTTTAAATCATAAAATTGTTTTAAAAACTCCTGCTCAAAATTTTGTCTAATATATTCTTCTTGTTTACCTGCAAAGTTTTTACCAGACTCATTTAAAGGTATAGTTGCTCTAAAATCTGTAGTTAATTTATCAATTACTGTTTCATGTATAGTAGATATTTTATATGCAGTATCAGTTTGTATTCTGTCTTGAAGCTCTGCGTTTTGAAAAGCAAATTCTTTTTCTCTAATCCAATCTTTTGTTTTATTTGTTTCTTTTCTAAAAGCATCTTGGAAGAATGGGTCGTTTTGTTTATCTTGTAAATAAGCTTGCGTAGCTATTTTATAATCTTGTTCCCAATTATAGTTTGGGTCAGCTCTATTTTCTAAATATTTATTTTTCCACGTTCTAGCAAATTCTTCATTGGAATTATTTGCATACTGCTTATATGCTCCAACTCTTGCCCAGCCATTATAAATATCTGGGAAACCATCTTGATGAGCTTTACGAGCTTCTTCAAGCGTCATTCCATTAACTGTATTAGCACCTAAGACAGCATCTTGTTCGTTTTGTCTGTCAGCACCTTGTTTTGCTAATTCATATATTTTAGGGTTTAATGAACCTAACGCATCAGCCAACACAGAAAAAGTATCTTTACCTATTGGTGCTGGTGCTATTTTAGATTCAATACCTTTAGATGCTGGTAAATCTGATATTGCTATATTAACACCTAAGTCAGTAGAAATTTTAGCCATTATTTACTACCACTCCACGCACTTGGTTCTAAAGAATACTCGGTCATACTTCTAGCTCCGTCAAATGGTTGTGAATTTCCAAATAAAGTATTAGGAGCTTGTGTAGACATATACATTCCAGCTATGTTTCCGCCTGCTTTAAGAGCATATGGTAATATTGAAGGTCTGTAAGCTGTTGGTAAAGACAACACTTGATTTACATAATTTCGATTAGTTTCTTCTCTATTAGTGTCGATTGCCCTTACATAATTTTCATAATTAGTATCAATAGTATTAAAAGCAAAACCACGTTGTCTTTCAATGTCGCCTAGTAAAGTGTCTACAACATTTCCACCAATTCCTTTTTCTCCAATTTTAGTTTTAGCTGTTCCAAGTAATTGTTTAGCTTTAATATCTGTATTAAATTTATTTAATGAAGCTTTTTGCACTTCTAATTCTTTTTTTCTTATTAAAGAATTGTCAGAATAAATAGCGTTATCTCTTAAAGTTTCAGCTTGATTAGCTGATCTTTCGTTAGTAGCTTTTGCTGATGCGTCGTCAGCTTTATATGACATATATGCACTTGCTACTTGAAATATAACATATGCCGTTGGATTACACATAATTTAAGTCCTCTCGTTTTTTCATAAAACCATGAAATTTAATGTTGTTAAAATATTTGTCGTTGATAATTGTAAATCCACAATACTTAATCCAATCAAGATGAAGTTTATTTCTGCTATCTATGTAATTAAATAGTATTGGAAATTTGAACTGCATTTCCTCGACACGATTAATACAGTTTTTAATAAAAGTTTTTTTAATTTTATATAATTCATTTGTGCATAAAAGATATGGTGCACCAGTATTTTTGTTATATGGTGATGCCGTTACTCCATAAATTCCAGCAACTTTATTATTAACTAAAAAAGATTTAGAATAAGTAGAATTTAAAATACTTTCTTTTAATGGTTTATAAATTTTATCTTGACCAGTAATTGTTTGTACTTCTAGTAAATCTTCTTTTCTTAAATTAGAAATTAAATCTACAATGTCATCTATTGTAGTATTTCTTTCTATAATATTCATTACACAGCTACTCGTTGTGATAATATAGTAAAAAGACCTTCCCACTCAGCCGATAAGAAATTACATGGTAAATAACTGTCGCTATTAATTTCTATATCAATGTCTATGTTTCTACATTGTATCGGACAGCTAAAACTTCCACTTTCTAAAGTTGGCTTACCTAAAATGAAATTACTAGAACCTAAAATTTGTCCCGTAAATTGGTATATACTTGTATCTCTAGCTGTAGGAAATAAACTTACATTAAAATACCCAGTATCTCCGTAAACAAGTTTTAATTTTTTAAGTTGTAATCTACCAGAATTAATTGTGGAAGTTGTACCAGAGCCTCTTTGCTCTCTTACATAAAAAGTAGAAAATCTGTATTTAAAATTATATTTATTACCTATATAAACTGGGTTGCTAGAATAATTACCAACTACTACGACAGTTGTTGAAGTTGATGAGTTAATATCAACAGATCGGCCTCTTTGTGTTGAAGACCAGTCGCCACCTAATACTACTGCCCTAGTTTGCGTATCTGGGTAGGGTAGAGTAAATGTAGTTAAATTAGTGGTAGAATTATAAGTTCCAGTAACACTAACTTTCCTATCTAATAATACTGGGAAAGTTAAGTTAGTATCAACTTCATTAGTTTTTAGATTTATCTTTTCTAAATAAACTCCGTCGTCTCTTTTAACTATTAGATAAAAAAATGTATCTATAACTTCACCGTCTAATAATACTGTTCCTGTTGGGAAGATATATTTAGACCAAGATTTTTGTAGCGATTTATTACTAGAGTCAAAATAAAATTTATAAACGCCTATTGTGTTTCTTGCCTCACTACTAAAAGCAAATAAAGTGTTTTCTGTGTTTGAACCTTTTAATGAATAAACCCTACCATTCAAATATCTAGGGACATTTAATGAAGTATCATTTGCTTCTTTTGTTAATAAATCACTTGATAAAAAGTATTCACTTACACCAGCATAAGTTCCTCGTCTAAAAGAGAAGTATACATTTTTACCTATTGGTATTGGCTTACAAATAGAGTCAATTTCGTATTCAGTTGCTTGGTTAATAGCTACTGTTTTAGAAGTTAAAGTTTCTTCTGGTTTTAATAAAAATTGTGTAGTGTCAGAAAATAATAAAAGTTCTTCATTTAATGCTACAGCCCATTTTAAATTACTTACTCTATTATGACTTACAGCTACATCAACTGCGTCATCGTCTAATATTGTAGTTACTGTTTCTGGGTAGAAAGTAAAAAATTCACTTACTTTTGAAAAGATAACATTTTCATCAGATAATAAACCTAGTCTGTTTCTGTAAAAGAAAATATCTTGAATTTTATTACCAACAAAACTTGGGTCGCTAGCTGTGTCTATATCACCACAAGTTCTTCCGTTATATGTCGGTACTGTGTATGATGTTGCTCCTATTGTATAACTTGAACCATCAGCTTTACAAAATCTAAAATTTCCATCAGCTGTTCTAATTAATACGTGAGGAAGTGTTGCTGTATTAAAATTATTATCTAAACCATCTGCAACAGTTTCAACCCAAGCGTCCCCGTCCCAGTAAACATAGTAATTATCAAATTCCGTACCTTTGTCCCCAGTTACTTCAACTAAAAACCCAGTGTAGCCTTTATATGGTAAATCTGAAAATGAGTTGGTTTTATTTTTAACTAATATTAAACCGTCACCACCAATACCATCACTAACACTTGCTGTAAATGTACCAGTTGTTTTTGCAAAATAAATTATAGAACCATCTCTAACAATCGTATAGCCAGAAGGAAACGCTGAAACTAAATCGTTATATAATTCTGTTGCTATATTATCTGTAGTTATTGAAGATGCGTTTGAAGCAGTTGAGTTATCTAAAGTTTGATAACTAGCAACTGAACTTCCATTTATTTTAATTTCGTATGTTGTTTTATATTGACCATTTTTAACATAAAAAATTGCTTCGTCTGGTCTAGTGTTAGTTACGTTACCAGATTTAGCTACAGTTATAGTTTTATTTACAACAAAGGTAAAATCTGCAACAGTTACAAGGTTTATATCTTGAACTGGATTAGTAGTTGTTAAATAAGTTAACGAAGGTGCTACTACTGTTTTTTGATTACCACTTAAATCATAAACTTTTATAGAACCATTATTAATTAATACTGTGTATCTTTCTGTTGAGTCTCTATTAATAAAATGAATTTTACTATTAGTAAAAGTATCACTATTTAATTTTGCTACGTGAATTGATGGAGGTCTTTTACCAAGACCATAAACAACATCTGATAAACCATTTTCTTGAGTTTCAGCTTGGTTAGGTAATCTTATTGTATCTGGTTGCTGACTTACTCCATTTAATAAATTTGGAATACTTGTGCTGATTAATTTTGAAGCCATTAGTCATTAATAATTGATGATTTATTTGGTTGATAATTACCTCTGTCTAAAACTCTATAAACATCATAATTTCCAGTTAAGATATTATGACGACCAATATCTCCCTCAGCTTCTTTTAAGCTCATATAAGATTGTAATTCGTCCATTTCATGGAATTTATGTAATTCAGAAGAAACTAACATTCTGTCTTGAAATATTCTTGATGCTCTAACTAAAATATAATGACGTGCTACTTCTGGTAATTCTGAAAAATCTAATAAAAATACTATATTAACTTTTATGTTATCTGTTATTGTAAAAGTATTATTTACCCTGTCGTAAAGTTTTCTATTTCTTTCAACAAAGTCGTGTCTTCTATATCCATCAGCTAACTCAACTCTTAATGCGTTTGCTGGAAGTTCAATTTGATTATTGTTATTAGGTGTTAAAGAATAATTTATGTCTGTGTTAAAAAACCAACCACGAGCTTGTACTTCTCTTGAAACGTGGTCTAAAATTTGAATAGCGATTGATACGTCATTAGTTGTGGCGTTGGTAATACTAGATACTGGTATTTCACCGATGCTTGTAAGCATTGTGTTTATAGCTTCAAGCTTACTTGTTACTGTTAATGACATTATTTATAATTGTTTGATTAATTTTATTAAGAGGGGGATTGCTCCCCCTCCTACTTAATTTACATTACGAGG